AAAACAAAGATATATAGTAGAAGAAGAAGAAATAATTGAACGTATTATTAAAGAAGGCAAAGCAGGAAAAGGGAATGTTAAGAAGGCTCTAAACAAAAAAGGGAGACCTTATACTAGTAAGCATCCTTCTCTCCAATCTCTGAAAGGTAAGATACGTTATGCTGAATCTAGGGCTACGAAAGAAGCTGATATAGAGAGAAAAGCAGCTAAACAGAAGAAGGGAGAGGATGCAGAGGCTAAAGCGAGAGAAAAGGCAAAGCAATTCGTTGACAACTTCCTTGATAGAGACCGTGAGATGATGGATGTAGATATGCTCAAAGAGCGTACCTATGACTTTGATGAGAGTATGATTAGTCATTTACTACATCAAGATATAACTAAGCTTATGATGCATACTTCTAATGCTACTGCCGGACGTATGGCTGCCAAGAAACGCTTTGGCATAGGTAATAAGAAGGAACTAGAAGAAGCAATTAAAGAGTATAGAAACAATCTACAGAAGGAAGGAGTATTATCATCTGGCGAGATTAAGAAGGCTGTTACTAGGTTTGAGAAAGGTATTAAATCTACTTGGGGAACTTTAATGAGGGCTGAAAACTCTGATAGTGGTTCTCAGCTTATTAAGAGGTTTATGCTTAATACTAACTTCGCTGCTATGGGTGGTGGCTTTGCTTCTACTGCATTACAAGGTGAAGCAGCTGTCCTATTAATGAGTGGTAGTCTTAAAATGGCTCTTAAGGGAATGGGTATTGGTTTTAGAGAGTTTCGTAATACTATTAAGGGACAAACCCCTGACAGTAAGTACGCACACCAGCTACAGATTATGACCTATGCTTATGATGTTAATACTCATTCTACTTTAGGTAGATTTGTAGATGGCGACCACGACCCTACTGCTTTTAAAGGGCTGGGCTTAGGAAGTAAAGCAGTAAGTCTGAGTGAGACTGCTGCAGAGAAAGTATCTAGATATGCGGGTCTTACTCCAGTGACTGCTAGTTTAAGAATGGCATTAGGACACGTAATACTGCAAGACTTATTTCACACTCCTATGAAGAAGCTGATGAAGGATACTGCTAAGTATAATAGACTTCAGGTTGACTTATCTAAGATAGCGGAGATTAGGAAGATTGATGCAGAGAAGAAGGTGTTTCAATATAACCCTGATGGAAGTATTAAGGATATTGATTTAACTAAACTTCCTCCTGATTTACAAAATATGATTGAGAGAGGTGTTAGTAATGCTAGTAGATTAAATATCTTAACTGGTGATAAAATGCACCTACCTAGTATTTATTCAGACCCTAACAATACTATTATGCCTTTATTGTTGCAGTTTACATCATTCCCTGTACAAGCGTTTGATAGTCTATTGCTTAAAGGATTTGATGAGAATTCGGCTAGAACAGCTGTTGCTATTGCTACTGGTGCTTTTGTCTCTTCTGTCTTTGCTATGAGTAACGAACAAATATCAATAGCGACAGGTATGAAGAAAGAAAGCGAGCGTGAGTTTGACCCTACGACACAAGCAGGTATTCAGGCTTTAGGTTGGCATTCCCTTAAGAAAGGAAGTGTACTTGCTCCTCTTGCTTTATTCTCAGAGTATCCTAAGAAAATACTAACAGGTAAAGGCTTAGGTAGTGATTATCAACAAAGAGGACTATCAGGTATGCTAGGTCCTTCCTTTAGTAGGTTGAATGATATAGTAAGCTCAGCGCAATCTATAGACTTTAATCCGTTTGATGAGACAAGCAATGCTTGGAACACAATATATGGTAGAACTTTAATGCTTAACAGTTTCCTTCCTCTATATACTTTCCCTCTAGTAGGAGATGTGTTTAGATATTGGAACAAGCAGGCAGCACATAATACAAGTTATATTAACTAGGAGAAACTATGAGTAAAGCAAATATTGAAACACTTAATACTATTCACGATTTGCTTGCTACTCACTACATAGCTAAGCTTAACTCAGGGGAAATATCTCCTGCTGAGCTTACAGCAATTAATAACTTTCTTAAACAGAATGATATTACTGCTGATGTAGTAGAGAGTAAGCCGATGATGAACCTAGTAGAAGAGATGAAGGATAAAGGAGCAGAAGAACTACTCTCTGATGTTCTTCACTTCGGGTAACACATAAGGAGACTGATTATGTCTATATACGATAGACAATTAACACAAGCAGAGCTTAAAGCATTAGTTAATGACTTTAGGACCTACTTAAACTATGTGTGGGAGGGTATTAACTTACCAGCCCCCACCCCTATTCAAACAGACATTGCACAACAACTAATGACAGGTGATAAGCGTTTCCTATTGGAAGCGTTTCGAGGAGTGGGTAAGACCTACATCTGTGGTGCATATGTTACTTGGAGATTACTACGAAACCCTAATGAGAAAGTATTGATTGTATCCCAATCGGGAGCACACTCTGATGCTATTGCTCAGTTTATTCGTAGATTAATCTTTGACCTACCTATTTTGGAACACCTACAACCTACTGGCGATATGAGAAACTCTGTAAAGAGCTTTGATGTGAGTGGGTGTGAGGTAACAGTACAACCAAGTGTTAAGTCACTAGGTATTACCTCTCAGTTACAAGGTAACCGTGCTTCCATTCTTATCTCTGATGACGTAGAAGGAATGCAGAACTCTGCTACAGAACAAATGCGAGCTAAACTACTTGCTACTGTGGCTGAATTCGATGCTATTCTACAGACAACAGAGGAAGCCCAAATCATTATGCTAGGTACACCTCAATCAGGTGAGTCTATTTATAACAAGATGAGGGACAAAGGTTTTAGAACCGTAGTATATCCTGCTCGGTATCCCGAAGATGCTGACGTGTATCAGGGCACATTAGCCCCATACGTTACTACGCCTTTAGAAAAGGGTGAAGTGGAAGTAGGAGATTGTACAGATACTAGATTTACTCACCAAGACTTGGTTGAGAGAGAGGCTTCTATTGGTCGTAGTTGGTTTAGACTACAGTATCAATTAGATACCACACTGTCAGATGCTGACAAATACCCTCTAAAGACTAGTGACTTTATTGTACACGACTTAGACGACAACAAAGGTCCGATAAGTATCTCCTACTCGTCTTCTCGTTCTTCCTATATGGAAGATATTCCTAACATAGGATTTACTGGAGATAGTTTCTTCAGAGCCGGTCACGTAGACAGTGAGTATGTTCCTTATGAATATGCTATTATGTCGATTGACCCGAGTGGTAGAGGTAGGGATGAAACAGGTTATTCTATTATTAAGCAACTTCACGGAAAAATTTATATAAGTGATGTAGGTGGCTTACTAGGTGGCTATACTCCTGAGAACCTTACCAAGATGGCTACTATTGCTAAACAACATAACTGTAAACTAATAGTAGTAGAGAGTAACTTTGGTGATGGTATGTTCTCTGAGTTACTTAAACCTGTGTTACGTACTATCTATCCTTGTACTATTGAAGAAGTAAGGAATAGTAAGCAAAAGGAAATGCGTATTATTGATATTATTGAGCCTCTGCTTAATTCTCATAAGCTAGTTATTGATGCTAGTTTAGTTAGAAAGGATGTAAAGGAAGCAGTAGCAGACCACACTAAGCTTCCATATTCACTCATACACCAACTAACTCACATTAGTAAGGATAGGGGTAGCTTAGGACACGATGATAGACTAGATGCCTTATCTATGAGCTTAGGCTTCATTGTAGAAAGTGTAGGAGTCAGTGCTGAAGATGCATTAGCTAGATATAAGGAAGAACAACTAGATGCTGATTTAGAAAGGTTTATGCAAGGAGTAGGAGTAGGAGGTAGGGTAAGAACTACTAACTATTTAGACAGTTATAGTGCCTTGTAACTCCTTGATATTTAAGGGATATTTTAATTACTTATTTATATAATGAATAATTTCATTAGTCCCGATATGATGTCACTGGAAAACAATCAGCTGTACTGAATACGAGGCGTTTAGCACCTTCCCTAGCAGGGGAAAGGTAGAGTAGTAACGAGTAACACTGGGTTTCTAAAACGAGTGTGGGCTTACCAGAGTTATGTTGACTTACTACTTCTACTGAATGACCTGCGTTTAAAGAGAAGGAGTATTGCTAAGCCCCTCCTTGATGTATAGAAACAATAGCTCCCTGAATACTATTATTATTATTATTAATAGTTATTGTTAGAATACATAGTAAGAGAAGAAGTAAGAGAAGTAGTATATAGACTACTATTACTTACTACTTCTACTAACTACTCTACTAACTACTTGTTAGGAATCGAGAGTATGTTTCCTTACTTGATACTATTACTTGCTGCTTACTCCCCTCAGTCTCCAGTAACTAATTAGTAGTAGTATCACTTAAGGGAATTATTCACCTGCTCAATGTACAGCTTCAGTGACTAGTTTCTGCTCATTAGGTGTTCCCTTTCTAAAAATATTAGAAAAATGTCTGGGGGTTGGAATAACCCTATTCCCGCACTTTTCCCCATAGGGGTCGATAATATCCCAGTAAATTAGTGGGTTATATATCCTACAAATAATAGGGTTATTATAAGTCATTAGGTATGTTGTATTTATACTACAATATTGTTGTATTTATGTAACATTCTATGAGTAGGGGGTATGTTGTATTTATACTACAATATTGTTGTATTTTAAAGACAAAGTGGTAAATTTGCAAACATACATTTTTCTTATATTTTCGCTTGACAAACACATTAAATTAGTGTAAAGAATGTGTTGTATTTATACTACAAAAGTGTATCAAACCTGCACTTATTGAAAAGTAATAGCAGTACTAAGGTTAGACACAAACGTGTCTATATGGGCAAATTTGGAACGCTCAGAGCCTATTGATTTTGCACATATATAGGGTATTTATTTTTGGCGTGTAAGTCATTGATTTATAACGGTTTTTAATTTATTTCATATATTTTTATAAAATAGGGCTTGACAAGTCTATTTTATGCTGTATGATTGTTAGCAAGTCAAGAGCAAAGCGATACGGCAAGCTAGCGAGGTTTTAAGCAGTCAATAAAACCACTCCTGAAATATGTACAAAGTACAGCCTGTAAAATAAAAGTCAAATAATGCTTGACAAAGTTAGAAAGTACGATATAATAGATGCAACAACAAGCAAAAACAATAATATAACTATATAAGGAAAAACAATGGAAAACTACATAAACCTACATAAAACGGCTTCTACACTACTAAAATTGGGTGAAAGTCTACAATCTCAACTCATTAACATATATCAAAATGAGGCTGACGACTACTGCAAATACTTAAATAAAAATAAATCTGACGCTGAATTTATGGCGGGTTTGCAAGGGGTTCAAAATAACCTAAACTTACCCGAAACTCAGAAGAAAATACTAGGCGAAGACAGTGGGCAAAAATTAAGACTTAAGCAAGTGAAACGCCCAATGGTTGAAAAGGGCTTATACCCTAAAAATATGCTTGGTAAGTATGTGTTTCATCTTGAAACAACTGAGAAAAAGAAGCCCGAAACCTTTGAGATGGCTATGGTTAAGTTAATGAGAAAATTTAATGTTACTAATGACGAAATGAGAACTAAAATTCTTAACGAAAATTTCAAGTAAAAAGTACAGCCTGTAAAACTTAATACGAACCTACAGGCTGTAAACCGCACAAGCACAAGCAAAAACAACTCACAGGAGCAAATATTATGCAATCATACCACTCACTGATAAATTCAGACACTAAACTAGACCACAACTCGTGTACTGTAGTAGCCTCAACATTAGCATTTGACCAAGAATACAACGAAATGCTGGCGCACTACGACCAACAAGGTCGCCAAAGGCGCAGAGGGGTAAAACCTACAGAAACCCGTAGAATTAATCTAGAATTGGCGCAAAAATTCAACTATGGAACGAAGTGCTTTAATCGTGAAAATATTCGAGCATTAACCAATGGCAAAGTTTTGACGGTGAATAATTGCCATAAATATCTCGATAAAAGCAAAAATTACATTGCCGGAGTTCGTGGGCATAGTTTAGCGATTGTTGCGGGTAATGTGCAAGACCATACAAATGGTCGTAAAAACCATATCACATCACTTATTGAGCTTACACCACCGGCTGAAAAAGTACAGGCTGTAGAAACTCTAGAGGATTTACTTGCTAGTGCTGAGGCTCTGATAAATTTCAAATAAAAAGTACAGGCTGTAAAACTTAAAAAGTACAGGCTGTAAAACTTAAAACAAGGAGAAACAATTATGGATTTAATCAACAATTTAACTACGCCCATCACTACAATCAAACAAGCATTATCAATAGTT